GCCAGTTCCACCCGTTCCACCAGCGCCACCACTTTGCCCGGTTGAACCAGTACCGCCACCAGAGCTTACATGAGCGCCAAATGATGTGGTGCCGCCATTGCCACCGTTGCCGCCAGGATTAGCGCCAGTCCCCCCTTTACCACCCCCACCACCGCCAACAGCAATCACAACCGCCGTAGTAACGCCAGCCGTGCGCGTGTAGGTGCCGGATGAGGTAAAGACCTGCACGTTCTTGAGAGCGCCTGTTGAAGATGCAGTTTGCCAAGAAGGCGCAGCGGCAGAACCATTGGAAGTCAATACCTGACCAGAGGTGCCGTAGTTTGCGCCGCCAATACCAAGCTGGCCAGATGAGCCTATGCGAAAGCGTTCAGTCGGCGTCGAAGCACCATCAGCCGTGGTGCTGAACCGCAAGGATGTTGGCATATCATTAGTGCCAGTAGTGCCATCTGCGGCGGCAGTAATTTTAGCTCCTTCTATAAAAGTAGTTCCGTCCGATCCCCAGAACCTGATGTTCCCCATCACATCGGCTGAACCGATTGCGGTTTGAGTGCCAATAACGCCGCTATCAGAACGAAGAAGGTGAATGCTTGCGCCAGTATCAGTCCCGGTTGACCAAGAGGTCAAATCTATTGACGACCCATACGCGTTTACAGAATTAAGCTGTAGTTTATCTTTAAAACTAGCGTTTAACGGCGATGCAAAAGCAGTGGTGTGTCCTAAAAGAAGATTGCCGTCTGTATCCACCACAAACGGCGAAGAATCTGGATTAGCGCTATCCTCAACCACCAGCGCATTGCCAGCACCTGTTTGGGTGATGCGAAGGGCATCTGATGAAGTGTTTGCTACAACATTAAGTGTAGCGGTAGGCGAACTCGTCCCAATCCCTACATTGCCGCTGCTGTCGATAGTGAGGCGCGTTGCAGCAGCAGTGACATCGTAAACACTAAATTGAGAATTGTTTACTCCAGGCAAACCGCCAACAAGGTCCCAAGTGCGACCGCCCGTGCCAGTGGTTTTTAATTGAAGGCGAGTCAAACTTTGATCCGAGGTATTTATGGTCAAAATACCTTGGTTGACTTCAAGCTTTGACCCCGGCGAACTTGTCCCAATCCCCACGTTGCCAGCAAAGTAATTGTCAGCAGTGCCATTGGCGTAGAAATTCCAACGCCCGGTGCCGGAGGCAATGTTGGAATGAAAGCCAAAATTATTAGTCGCTGCGGTTAGTCCACTACCAGCCGAGAATCCATATTGGCTTGTAACTGATGAACCAGCGCCAATGCTTAAAGAAGCTGCAACATAATGATACACATTACTAAGAGTGAATGCAGTAGCTTGCGTTGTTGGCGCAGTGTGGTTCACATAGGCATTGGCAGTAACCGCTGATTGTATTTCGCCGCCCTGAGAAATACCATAAGCACTTGTTGCGCCTGAGAAGTTTCGGAGATTTCTGATGGTAAAAGGCTCAGTTCCAGCAGTACCAATGCCGATATTCCCCGTGCTACCAATACGCATACGCTCTACCGGCGTGGCGGAACCAGCGGGGGTGGTGCTAAACAATATACGCCCAGGCATATCATTAACGGCTGGAGTGCCATCTACTTCAGACCAAATGCGGGCAGCTTCAACAAATTGGGTTCCATCATCCCCAATAAACTTGATGTAACCAAGATCGTCGGCGCTGGTTACGATAGAGAAAGTCCCAGGCGTTGTGCTTCTTGATTTTGCAAAGTTAAAAAAACTTCCAGCTGTTGATGCGGTGTATGAATAATTCCCAAAACCATTGTTTGATGCACTATTCCCAAAAACACCAATCGAAGGCGTATTTGATGCGCCTAAAGATGGTTGCGTTTGCGTGCTGCCAACAATTAAGCGGCCCTCTGCATTCACCACAAACGGTGTAGCATCAGGATTGGCGCTATCCTCAACCAGCAGCGCATTGCCAGCGCCTGTCTGGGTAATGCGAAGGGCCGCTGAAGAACTATTGACCTCAATCAGATTAGGCTGATCTTCAACATTCGTTTTGCTGGCAGGAAGGCTGATGAACACATCCTTGGTGCCAGCGCCAAAGGTGACAGCGCTGCCGCCATTGCTGGATGATAGAATGGTGGTGCGCGCCAATGTAGATGGGCTGGTGAATGTACCAATACCCACTTCCCAATTAGCGCCACCCTGGTCAGCAATGGTGTAGTATGTGGTATCGCTTGTTGCCATAACAGACGCAAAGGTCTGATAGCCAGTTACTGCCCCACCAAGCGTGAAGTTTCCCGTGCCTGTGCTTACGCTGCTTTCACGAACCCGGTCTGCAATAATAAAGGCCATGTCAGTTGATCCTTATAATCGCGCTAAGATCAGTGATCTGCGGGAACTGAACGCTAAAGCTATTGCTCACAGCAAACCGGGTGGTCCCGAAATCAAGAACTAAGCACACAGGGTTTGTGTATGTGTGGGCAGGAGTTGTGTTGTAGATCAAAGCACCACGCGCCGAGAACGAAGCGCCAGCCCATGTGGCGGTCTCAAACGAACACACCCCAGCTAAATTGTATTCAGACGGAGCAATATTGGTCAGCGTCAAGCCACCAGCGGTGTAGCCAGTACCACTGATCTCGCCAGTGGTGGTGTATTGAGAGGTCGTTACATTGATGTTCGCAGCCTCAGTGTACAGCGCAATCTTAAAGACATCGCCGCCAACGACCCGAAAATCATGCACCCCTTCCAGAAGCTGCTTCTTGAAGCTTGTGCAAAACGCCTGAACAATCATCGTTCATCCTATGTCGGCATGATCCGAGGCAGATCAAGGCGGAAGTTATCCCGCTTATCCTGACCCTCACCCAGAACCTTCAGCCGTCCAAGAGCTTCATCATACCGCGCACGATACAGGGTAGTCAGATCAGCGTCACCCTTCATGTAGGTGTACGCCTCAGACAAACACCCATAAAACAACACACTCTCAGTGTTATCCCCAAGCCAAGAATTACCAGCCTCCACAATGCTGGGAGGCTCATAGAAGTAGTGAAGTTCTACTTCATAGAAATCATTTGGCGTGGGAGACACCACAAAGGTAGCATCATTGAATAAGGCATAATACCTCGGCACCCCCGTTGCAGACGGGTTTGGAAACGCCTCATTGATGTACCCAACCTCTTTCTCAAGAAGGTATGAATACACCCCTGTTGCGCTCTTAGCCGCCATTGAATAGGCCGCAAGGAAATCGGTGGGAGCCGCCAGATACTTATTGCCCGAAACAAAGTTTGATGTGGCATTACGCTTGAGAGCCGGGATCTGAACCGATTGATAGATTCGATCCTCAGCCAGCTTCACAATCTCAGGAATAGCGGCAATGAACTCAGACGAAGAGTTCTGCGTGTAATCCTGTAGTAGGGTTACAAGAGTTGTGTAGTTCATTGCTGCCTATCCCTCAGCCCATTGGGCCGCGAGCCATAGTACCCTTTGTGGCCGCGCCTGTCCCGCGAATTTTCGTGGGCTTGTAGGGGGCAACGCCCTCATCCACAATGGCTTGATCCGGGGCCTTGGCGTTCTTGACCACCTTGCCAACCGCGCCAGTATTGGAACCCTGGTCAGCCGAAACCGACTTGAATGGGTTGCCAGTGCTGGGGCCTTTGGCCCGGCCACTCTGGTTCATGGCACGAGCGATATTCCGCCCGTACTTCTTCATGTTTTCGCTTGTCACTCCAGCCATTTGCTTCGTCCTTATGAGATGTAAATGCTGACAATGCCAACATTGCCGTTTGAGGTGGTGGCTGAATTGCCCACAGGATTCCAGCCAGGAAGGCTCCTGCCCGGATTAATGTCGGGCCGTGGGTCTTGAAGAGCTACAGGATCATTGATTGGGAACTTGCCCAACTGATACTGAGGATGGTCAACGTCATTGCACTCATTGCAAACCTTCAGCCCCGTTGGCTTCTGGTTTACAACTTGCCAAGTAAGATCTTTCAGGTCTGCGCGCTGATAACAGCGGTCACAGAAGGCGTATGCCTTATTACCACGGGCAAACTTGACCGCCATAAACCGCTACCTCACGGGTAAGAAGACCATGGCACAAACCTAGCTGGTTCACGCCCACGGTCTTCATCTGAGGCAAGCTTCCACTGCTCTTCATAATCAGCCTTGAGGATCTGCAACCTCCCCGTGGCTTCTGGCCGCTTCAGGGCAATCTGATATGCCAACGCAGCCGACAGTGCCGGGACAAACCGGACGGGCATATCCATGACATCAGTGGCGGATGTGGCATCCTGAATGCGCCTCATCGTCCAGTATAGGATCGTGTAAGGAAGATCCGGCACAGGCCAGAGGGTGTACTCAGGATTGACCTGACGGTTCACATAAATCTGAAGGGGACGACCCGTGGTGTTCTTGTTTGGCAGGGTGGCATAATCCCCCACGCCAATACGAGACACCGTGTAATCAAGAGCAGACCCACTGGTGTTTACCCGGATCATGGTCTCGATAATATCAATGGTATCCTCGGCTAATGGATATGTCTTAACCCCAGGTGTCAGGACCAGGGTGTTCTCCTGAACTGTCCAGAGGTTGAGACCTCTATTGGACCACTCAGCGGAGATCATGTTCAGGGACCGACGAGCCGTGCGGAAATCATAACCCGTCCGGGCTTCAAGGCCCGCGCGTTCATACGCCTCCTCAATGAGGTCAGCGATGTCGAGATTCCAGACTGCGGTGCCAGAGGTTGTCATTACTTCTTCTTCCCGCTGGGAGTTATGGGCCAACTCTTACGGGTTGGTCCAGTTTTCTTTTGAGCCATGGTTGCCTTCTGGCTCGATGACATCTTGGCAGCGGTAGCAGCAGGACGACAAGCAGGATACCCACGCTTTGACTTCTCAGAGCCGCTACGGCCACAGGGCTTCCCGGTCTTTACATCAACCCACTTCTCACCAAACCACTTACCAAGACCACCCTTCATTTCTTTGTGACCCTGTTATCAGGACCACGCCAAGTGCCACCCTTCTTCTTGTACTCCTTTGATGCCCAGGCATTCGCATA